CTATATTCTCAACTACTATTGGATCCTTGTCAAGCTCATTCATCATAGCTTCTAATTCTACCTCAGTTACTAGGTAGAATGTAGGATCCCAGCTAGTACCCATTCTCTTCTGTCTAGCTATGATCTTAAGGTGCATCTTATCCCATTTACTTAGAAACTCTGTTTGCTTTTCTGGATCTCCTAGGGTGCTTTTTATACCAACGTCTTGCAATCTTCCCCCTACGCGCATTTCCACAAGATGGGCTATCATAGAGCTGGAACCACACTTTCTTGTGGAAAGCATTACCGCACCACGGACAGCGGTGTGTCTTCTTTGCTTCATCTGTGAACTGGAACGGCCTATCGCCCCTAAGAATCATGTGAAGGACGATTGAGACTTCTTCTTTGATGATTGCCTTAGTAGCTTGCTTACTTGCCCGGGCATTCTTCATTGGTGATATCCTCGGCTTGTTCGCGAGTGAGCTTCAGAACATCTCTATGGAACCACTCCTGCTTACAGGTAATGCAGATCACCCCTTTGAAACTGACCAGTCTAGTGAATCTGTGGCGACGATACAGTATATCGGTTGGTGCTTCCCTCTCACAGTCATTCATCGGCTGAAGAGAAGGTGGATCGTCTGTATCTGCTAATAGCTTTTTGATATCTTCAACTGTATTCTTCATGATCTCACCTCCTCTCCAGTAAAGTACCAGCACCAGGGATTGAACCTGGATAGGGCGATTATAAGTCACCTGCACTAACCATTTGTGCTATGCTGGCTCATTAGTACCCGAGGAGGGACTCGAACCCTCACTGTGAAGATTTTAAGTCTTCTGCCTCTGCCGTTGGGCTACTCGGGCTAAATTGCTTCTGACATCCAGTTGAGGATCTCGTAGTATGCCTTTGTTGCCTTAGTCTGTAGGAGAGGGAGGATACCCTGACCCATTAGCTGAGCCTGTTTTACCTCACGCTCGGTCAAGACCTGAGTGGAAGTGTGTATCTCTCCCTCACCTTCAAACTTTATAGTCACTGTCCATTTCATCACTTACCTGCTAGTAGAAGGAGGGCAGCGATCATAGCGATCATGCTGATTAACATGACCCATTCTGAGAAGGAAGCATATTCTCTGTCCTCTTGGTCTCCCCATCCTCTCTTGCTCACCTTGACAGTCCTCCCATTGCTGCCCAAACAAGAATACAGATCATCGCGAGTGGAAGCAAATAGACGATTACCCGATCTATCCATTTCACTTGTCACCTCCGTAAAGTTCGTCATACTTCTTCAACCGTTCGTGGCATCGCTTGCAGGTGAGTCCTTTGCCGTAGTCACTGTAGAATACAGAACCGGATGGCTTCCAGTATCTACAGACGATACATCTGATCTGCATCTTGACTATCGACTTCATCTCTGTCTCCGTTCAGCTGTATGGACAGTGACGATCTAACCACTCCTCAATTGCTTTTCTGATTAGTTCAGAGATGCTGATATCTTCTTCTTCTCTGATCTCTCTCAGTCTATCCCAGTCTTGTGCAGGCACCGCGATAGTGCTGACGATCATGCCCTTCCGAGTATTTGCTCTCTCGTAGTTCAGTTTCGTAGGTTTACCAGGCAACTTATTCATCGCCTTGGTAGATGATCTCGTCTCAACTTTCTTAGGCATCTCAGTCACCTCGTTTGTCATTCGACTCAGCATATGGATCGTGCTACGGTTATATTATACAACATCCGCGTATGACTTGTCAACTACCAAGATTTAACAGTATAAACCCTTTCCGGTCTCGACTAGTCACTGGGCCCTGTAGTCACTAGGCCCTGCCATCAGCATAGCACCAGATGCAGTAGGTGTCGTCGGTCCAGGCGGGGTGGGGGCAGTAACGGTGGCAGTCCTTGCACTTAGCACTGCCGTAGTCTTCACCGCCTGCTTGCTGGTATCTGTGGAACTTTCCGGTGACAGGGCATTTCTTCTCGACGGGCTCGGACATAGTGAGTCTCCACAGTAGTTTGGAGTGACTGAAGCAGATTGAGATTGACAGCTGAATATGAGCGCACGGGAGACAGACGAGTTACAGCTCGATGGTCAGGATGCCCCGCTGGCGATTGTCAGCGAGCGAGTACCCCAGCTTCCGAATCTGACGGCGCAGCTTCTTCTTGACGTCGGATCCCTTTTCCGCCTCGTTGAACTTACGAAGCAGAACGGTCAGCGCTTCACCGAAGCGATCCATGGCCTCAGAATTGCTAGTCGGCATCTCATCCTTTTTGGGGAGGATGACGGTGATCGCGTTGTCAGTGACGGTGACTTCGGCACGAGAATTGCTCTTCGGCGACATTGTGAACTCCTTGTGAAAGTGTGAGTCGTTATGGTGGAGTGGCACGTTTGTTGCGTTGTCGCCCGTGCGTCATATTCAGTTGTCAAAGATCATGCCATATACGAATCATTTATAAGTGATTCATATTGACAACTGAATCATAATTGATCGGTCGAGCGAAGTAAATACTCTATTTTCATGCCAAACTACGATTTATTCGTGTCGGTAATTGTTAAATCTCGAGCCCTGGAAAAATCGGAATAGGAATTGCATATATCAAGATCCGTGCCATGGATTGAACAACTTTTGAGATAAGGATTTCAGTTGCTTGGCATGGTTATTGCTCATGAGTTTTCGTTTGATCCGTAACAAGCCATGGCATGGTAATTGCTAAGGCTATTGATGGCATGGTAATTGCTAGGCCTATTGGATCCATTGATGGCATGAGGATTGCAGATGCCATTGTGGCAAGTCAGATATGTAGATCCTCTATGGCTACATATTCTTCACCCCGAGAACGGGGCTCGGTAGCATATAGCATAGTCATAGTTATACGAAAGAGTAAAGTAATTGCTCAAGTAGTTGTAACTTAACCAAGTAATAACTGTAAATTCTATCTTAGTAGTTTTTCTATAAAGACCAGTTATAAACCACAGTTATAAACCACAGATTATAGATTTAAGATTAGGATTATGAATATTAAGATTAGGTATTTAAGATAGGTACTGATCCTCTAAGATAGGTACTGATCCTATAGATACTATCTATAGTAGATACTATATTACTATCAGTATATGTATATACAAATCGTGGTCGGTGTGTCTCAGAACCATGGCAGATCCGAGGTAAACTAATCTGATCTCAGCACTTGTAAGTAGCTGAAATTAAACAAGTTGCAAAATAGTTCCCCAGATGATAAAATAAGTTTTGACACTAAAGCAGGCAAGGCGTTTATAGTTTTTACATCGATCTCTGTAGTTCAAGTTGTTTAGGTCGGGAGGAACGAATCATGGGCGTTAGTCTGACTGCAACTCATCCTCTCTTTGTAGCTACTGTCGTAGCTCCTGGTGGGGCAACAGCTAGGTCCAGCACCATAGAGCTAGGCAGATGTGATAATCTTGGATGGTGGCTTAAGTGTCCAGCTCCTGCTGGAGCTATCTCTGGTTCTATTCTTTTCAAATGGCAGGGCTCAAAGGATGGTACTACCTGGACCGATCTAATCGGCCATGCTCGTTTATCAGCTGCAGGTAGTGATTTGCTTATTCCCTTTGACCTTAGTTTAAACTTCAACGACGGTAACTTTGGTGGCAATGGTAATATCATTTCTTACAGTACCTATACAAGCAAAGATGACTTCATCATGTTCCAGAACCCCCTTCTGTCTGCTCGCTATATCTCCCTCTTCGTTACTAACTCTGCTAATGCTGGAAGCATAACTATTGACTCAGACCTTTGGGTCAGGGTTTTAGGATTCTAGCTATGGAACGTATCCCTGTCTGGACTCCGAAGAAACTTAAGATGCTTAAGCGAGCTGCTAGAAATAAAAGATTAAGGCATGAGGATACTCGTAGAGAAAAGGTGATGAACGCTACAATAGAAGCTATAAAGCAGGGACATGAACTCCCTGTCAGTGTTGAACTAGCTACCCGGGATAATGAGAAAAAGAAGTTAGCGATAGAACTGCTAACCGATTTTCTTCACTCACTGCGAGATAACCAGGTGGCTAGTCTTGTGGGGATCACTCCTCTTACTCTCAGAAAGTGGAGACATGATCCAGTGTTTGCTAAGCTCCTCAATGCTGAGATAACTCGTAAGAAGGAGTTACTCAGGCTTGAAGCTTATAAGGGCTGGTTTAGAGCTATCCGTGCTGGGGATACTAAGGTCATTGAGAAGTACTTCAAGATGACTGGAGATCTTACAGAAGAGGTTAATGTAAACTTCAATGACCTCAGCAAGATGGATACTACTGAACTTGCGGAAGAGATCAAGTCGATGGAACTTCAGTTGAAGAACAATGCTCGTGTTAGACCAAACTGACGAGCTAGAAACTAAAGCTCGGTTACTAAAAGCTAAGATAACAAAGCAGGGTCTTGAGGATCTCTACTTCTTTAATAAGTCTATCTTAGGCTACTCAGATATGACTCCAGAGATTCATGGAGAACTCTGTGACTTTGTAGAGAAAGTAAAGAACCCGAAGAATGCTCAGTTCAGGTTAATTCTTGAGCCACGAGGTTCACTTAAGAGTTCTTGCATTACCATTGGGTTTACTACTCAAAGCATTGTAGAAGATCCCAATATCCGAATCCTCCTCGCCTCAGAGGAGTTCTCAGCATCAAAGAAGTTCCTCGCTGAGATCAAGGGTCACTTCGAAGAGAACCAAGTCTTTAAGAGCTACTATGGTGATTGGGTCTCGAAGAAGAAGTGGGACGAAAAAGAAATCATAGTCAACCGTCGTACTCGCTGGCGCAAGGAACCTACCATCACTTGTGCTGGCATTGATGTTACTAAGACGGGTATGCACTATGACATGATTATCGTAGATGACCCCCATAGCTCTAAGAACATTACGACTCGTGAACAGATTGAGAAGGTAAAGACCTGGTATAAGCTTTTACTTTCTCTCCTTGACCCCGGTGGGGTTCTTATAGTTATTGGAACTAGATGGCACTATGACGACCTGTTTGGTTATCTTATAGACCAGGAACAACATCGTAAAGAAACGGGCCGACGCAAGAGGTTCCGTATCCTTAAGAAGTCTGCCTTCAATGGTTCTGTCGGTGATCTAATGGCCGGTAGATTAAAAGATAAGGATCTTTTATGGCCCAGTCGATTAAGCATAGAGTTCTTACAAGATCAGTACCTTGATCAGGGACCATACATCTTTAGTTGCCAATATGGTAATGAGCCGGTAGATGATGAGTCAGCTGTATTCAAACGAAGCTGGGTTAAGTTCATTGATCCTGCAAAATTAGATTCATTGGAACTAGGACCTAAGAAGGCATTTCAGATAGTCGATCCTGCTAGGGATGAGGATGGTAAAGACTTCACTACGATAGTTACTTGTCAGCTGTTACACAATTGGCAAGCTATTATCCGAGAAGTCCGTCGTGGTAAATGGGACGAACACGAAACCATAGATCAGATGTTCAGAGCCTATAAGAAGTGGAAGCCACAGAAGATAGGGTTTGAGACTGTTGCATTCCAGAAAACCTATCTTCGTTTCATCAAAGCTGAGATGTTGAGGAAGGGTAGAGTCCTTCCCATAGTTGAGTTAAAGACAGATTCTACTAGGTCTAAGGTAATGAGAATCAAAGGTATGGTACCTTACTGGAAGCAGGGACTGTTCCTTGTTCCAGGTCATAGTATTTCTTTACTTACTGGCAATATGAAGATCCTGGTTGATGAATTGACTAGGTTCCCCAAGGTTTCAAATGACGACTGTATTGACGCCTTAGCTTATATGGACCAGATTATGAGGAGACCCATGGTGTCTAAGATTACTAAGGCGGTCCCAAAGGGTTCCTTCTATGGCATGAAGAAACTCCTAAAGAAGAAGAGAAATGGGAAACTCGGTCAATTCAATATGAGGTCTGCCTAATGGCTAATCTCAATATGTCTAGGGATGAAGTTAAAACCTGGCTAAAGAAGATAGAACTGTCTAAAGAGTGGCGTAAGCCCTATGAAGCTAAGTGGAAGAGATATAATGAGTATCTACAGGGTATCTACTTTGACTTCGCAGATGATGATCAGATAGCTGTTAATCTTGTATTTCCTATGGTTAGGGTTATTATCCCAAGTATCTATTCTCGTAACCCAGATGTCCTAGTAAACCCTCGCAAGGGTCAGCAATTCCAGCCGCAAGCTGAGGCTATGTACTATTATCTTAAGTACTTAGTAAAGGAAATTGACCTTAAAGAAGAGATTAAGTTATCTCTCCTTGATGCTCTTACCTTTGGTCATGGCTGGGTTAAGCAGGGATATGAGAGTGAATACGAAGAGGGCGAAGAGACTAGTAAAGATAGTTCTATCTTAGCTTTGATTAAGGAAAAGTTTACAGAGTTCATGGGTGATACAAGTGAAGACGAGCAAGCAGAAGATCCGGAGATAGAGTATGCTCTTAGACCTAATGAGAAATTGGTTGAAGAACGTCCTTGGGCTCTTAGAGTTTCTCCTAGTGATATGTTTGTACCAGCTTTTTCTAAGACGCCAAAGGTCTTACCCTGGGTCGCTGAGAGACTTGTATTGCCCTTAGAAGACGTGAAGAATAACCCTCGGTATAAGAATACCAAGGAGTTAAAGGGCTCGACTGATGTTATGAAGTTACTTACTGACTACAATAGTCAGTCAATCAGTCTTGCTCCTACTGACTGTGAATACGTAGTCTTGTATGAGATCTGGGATGCTAAGACTAATTTGATCCGTACCCTTGCTGATGAGTATGAGAAGCCATTAGAAGTCAAGGAGAATGAGTATACGTTCCTTGACTCTCGTCACCCATACACTATGCTCCGGTTCAATGAAGTCCCTGATGAGTTCTACCCTATGTCTGATGTAGAAGCATGGGAGCCACAGATTCATGAACTCAACAAGATTAGGACTCAGCAAAGTGTTCACCGTAAGAGATATAACCGAAAGTATATAGCTAAGACAGGAGCTTTTGAAGACGATGATCTTGATGATCTTAAGAGTGGAGATGATGGTACTATCGTATTTACTAACGAAGAGAACCTCAACAATGCTATCCAACCGATTGCAGACGCTTCACTTCAGAATGAAGTGTATACTACTGAGCAGAGAATTAAAGATGATATCACGGAGATTAGCGGCATCACCGGGTATCAACGTGGAACGACTTCGCAGGGAGCTAAGACTGCAACCGAAGCCTCTATCGTTGAGTCACAGTCTAGATCTAGGGTCGATGAGAGATTGGACGTAGTCAATACTTTCGTGGTTAGGATTATCCGTAACCTTGCCATGATCTCTCAGAACTTTATGACTCAGGAACAGGTGTATCCCATTCTTGGGGATGACCAGACCCCTAATTGGATGCAGGTTGGGCCAGATCAAATCCAAGGTGAGTTCATGTACGACATTGTCTACGGCTCATCGTTACCTGTTAACAAGGAAGTAGATCGTCAGCAATTCTTACAGTTGTATGAGATGATTGCTAATGATCCTTACTATAACCCTGTTAAGGTTAGGGAAGATCTGCTTAGGAAGTTTGATGTTAGAGATGTCAAGTCCTATATGGCAGAAGGAGCTGGAGCTCCACCCATAGCTCCCCCGATGGACGCAGGTGGTGGTCCTACGGATGCAGGTCCTAATCCACCTTTACCTATGGGACCTAATCCGACCATGCCATCGGTACAAGGAGCAGCTGCAAGCCCTGCTTCAATCCGGGCAGGGATTTCTCGACAGCTTCAAGTTTCTAATCCCGGATCAATGGGAGGAGCTGGGTTATGAGCAACACTGGTTCTTACAAGGTTATAGATGGGGAATTAGTTAAGATTTCTGATAAGGTCAGGTTACCATCTTCTGTATTCTGGCCCGTTCATAATGACCCTAGAACTAATGGGATGACCTTTGAGCATATGGATCATAAGCCCATTAGAGTTTCAACTAAACGTCAACTTAGGTATGAGATGGAGTCACGTGGTATAGCCCAGAAGGATGCCTAATCATGTTAGTGAATGAGGACGGAGAGTCAGCTGAGAACGAAGATACCCCAGATACCGGTACCCCGGAAACGGAAGAGACCGAGGATGAGGAATCAGGCGACTCAGAGCAAGACTCCGACCAAGACAGCAGTGATGATACTGAAGATGAGGGAGAAGAAGAGGGAACTCTATTCTTCGACCCCAACAAACTCCCGGCAGAGCTTAAGCCTGCTTTCAAAAAGATGCAAGCTGCTTTTACCCGAAGCATGCAGGAAGCTTCTGGAGTTAAGAAGTATGCTACTGCATATCAGGCTTTAGTAGCAGACCCGGGATTCCGTCAGTGGTATGAGGCTCGCGTTAAGGGTCGCCCCGTTAACGTCGAGAGCGATGACACTGAGGATGGGGACCCTGATATAGCCAATCCAATGGCTCAGAGACTCGAGAGATTAGAACTTGCCGAGCTGCAGAATCAAGCAACTTCGGAATTCAGAGCTTTTGCGACTAAGCATCCCGAGTGGGAAAACTTCCGACCTCAGATGGAAGCTGCTATCGAAAAGTTTCCTATGCTTGGATACGAAGAAGTGTTCAAGTTGGTTACTTACGATGATGCTCGAAAGCTGGGTAATCGGGACGCCATTGGGAACTTAAGTCGTAAGAAGCGAGCTAATATCAATAAGCCCAG